AACGCTTACCGCAAACATCGTTAGCTTCAGTCGTCGGGTTGTTGTTGATGTCGAAATAGTTGGTGCCCTTGTAGCCGCAGGTGCTTTCCTCGCGATACACCCAAGGACAATGCTCCAAGACCTGACGACGCGGTAGCGCGACGTTGACTAAATCGAGCTTGCTTGCCAGCTCAAACTCAACCAGCAGCGGGTTCTCGTTCGCAACGCGGTCGATGTAATAAATCTGGTCTTCAAACTTTGCTGTCGGGTCTGCAGTCGCGTTTGTGCCGCTCGTGAAATTCACGGCGTCCAGAAACTTTTTGCAGGTCTGAATCCGCGTCACCTTTGCTTGCAGCGGGTTGTAAAGCAACAGCAGAGCCGAGATAGCGTTGCCGGTGTTTGCGATCCGCATCGTTGGCCGAGGCAGCACGCCTTTCGTTGACGCCTCGAAGCCATCGACCTCGATTGCTGTAGCTGTGTAAGTCAGGCCGTTAAACACAACATCAGCGGTCAGCTCGTTTGTGCCTGCGTGGTAGTAGTACGTCTGGTCGACGCCGTTCACAGCTTGCGTTAGCTCCAGCTGGAACAGCTCGATGATTGCTGACGGCTCAAGCGATTGCAGCTGCTCTTGGATCGACTGCGGCGTGCTCATGCTTCAAACACCTGGACAAAGGTTGTGGTGAGCTGAACCCGGCCCTTAGTGGTCATCGTTTTGCTCCACGCAGAGCAACGCACTTTGATGCTGCTGCTTTCGCTCGGTGGCGTAAAAGTAAACTTCTCGGTTCCCCCGCGAGCATCTAAGAACGCCTCAACGGTGTCCGACTCTGACTCCGACAGGTTGTAGGTCAGCGTGTATGACTTCGGGTTTTGGTTAATGCCCAGGCTGCCGACCTGTTCGTAACCGCTGCCGAACCGTGAACGGCGGACAAGCGGCTGGCTGCCCTTCGTCGTGCCGTAGGACGGCTGCAGGTTGACGGATGAATCCCAGCTAGCGGTCATCGGCTCAAAAGTCCTCCAGGTCGTTGCTGCTTGATTAACTCAGTCTGGACAGCAGCGCCAATCAGAGCACCGAGCTGCCGTGACTGGCCCTCGTTACCCTCGACGGTAGTGCCGCTGGCATCAACGTTCACAACGACGTTGGAGGCCATAGCAGCGCCGCCTAGAGCATTGTTGGGGACGATGGTGCCAGCCCTATCAGGCACAAACAGCTCAGGGCCGCGCTCACCAACGACAGAAGGGCGGCCAACTGGCGGACGGCCACCATCCGCAAAGAACCCACCAAAGATGCTTGTGAAACTGAAACCCTTGAGGGCGTTTAACAGCTTCTGCTGAAGGATCAGGCGTGCCATTTGCTTGATTACCCCGACGAGAGAATCAGACAGCGACTTAGTGCCTTCTACTGCGGCCAAGATGCCATCAACAACACTGTTCCGGAAAGTTGCATCTATCTCTTTTAGTTTGTTGTTGTATTCGTCAAGTGCTTTTTGCCTAGCCTTTTCTGCCGCTTCCTCAAGCTTTCTTCTCTCCTGATCTTTTTCAATGATCGCAGCAGTAGCAACTTCTTGGTCGTAAAGAGCTTGGGTGCCCTCAATGACTTTATCAACTAAATCAGAGTTTTCTTCTGTACGCAGCTTCTCAAGGTTTGCAATATCAATACCAAGCTGGATCTGCGCCTTGTCTTCGCTTGTCTTGCCAGCTGCTAATAGCTTCGCCTCTTTGAGTGCTACAACCTGTTTCTCAAGTTGCTCGGTGATTCTTTCAGCGTCGGTCTGCCCAGTTCCCGCTGTCCCCTTGAGCAGTTCAGGAATTGTTGTATCCGCAATAGTTGGTGCCTGTGTAGCGGCGGCTTCTCTTAATTCTTGCTTTCTAGCTTCCATCCGAGCAAACTCTGCTCGCCTCTCTTTGACACCCATTTGCCTAAGGCGTGCTCGGCCAGCGGTCGTGTCTAGGCCAAACTCTTCCCTGACCTTGTTAGAGATCTCTGCCTCCTTAAAGAGGTTGTTGATCTGGTTCGTTATGGTCGTCAGAAACTCAATAATCCCTTTGAAAATAGGATCTAATACCTTGCCAATGTTTTGCCCAAATCGCTGGAACGCATCTTGCAACGTAGACAGTTTGCCAAACAAAGTGTCGGACTGAGCTACTGCACCGTTTGCATATTTACCGCCTGCCTCTGTCAGCCTGATCAGAGCAACCTCTGCGGCTTTCGCGCTGATCTGTCCTTTCTCCAGTGCTTTGCTGAACTCGGTCCCCGTCAGGCCATACATCTTCCTCAGCTCGTCCTGGAGCGCAACGCCTCGCTCCTGCAGCTGCAGCAGCTCCTCACCTTGGAGTCGGCCCTTCGCTTGAATCTGGCCGAACGCCGTTGCGATGCCGCTGAGATCGGCACCAGTCGCACCAGCAACATCAGAAAGGCGTTTGGTGATGTCAACGACCTGCTCTGTCTCGAAGCCGAAAGCCTTCAAGCGTTTCGCCGTTTCGATCAGCTCTGTGCTGGTGAACGGCGTCACCGCACCGAACGCCTGCAGCTCAGAGATAATCCCTTTAGCTGTTTCCAGCGACCCGGTAAGAACTTGCAGGCTTTTTGTTTGCCTCTCTAGTTCGCCCGCCTTGCCGAATGAGAACTTAAGAAACGCTGCCGCACCTGCAGCCGCTGCAGCTAGCGCAGCCGCCTTGCCTAGCTTTCCAAATTTGCCTACTGCTTGCCCTGCCTTTTTTGCTAAATCAGACAGACCTTTTTTGCCTCTGCGGCCCATATCGGCGAGCTTGTCGCCCGTATCTTTCGCAGCCCTCTTCAGGCTGTTTATTGCAACCTCTGCTTTTTTACTAGCTGCCGCAACCGCGCGAAGTGGATTGATCGCCTTTACGGCGTTGACAATCAGATCGACGGATGACTGTGCCACGGCGACCTAGCAATAAACGAAGTCTACCGCCGCCCTTGCTTTGCGCGCTGCATAGCTTTTTCTTCCATCTCGGACTTCAGCTCATGGAAAGCCGCAAAATGCACCAGCTCGTCATCTGTCAGCTCAGTGCGAAGCCTGCTGACCGTCATCCCTAGTTCGCAGGCCAGGTGGAACTCATAGAAAGTCCACTTGTCCTGCTTCAGTCGTTTTTTGCGTCTTCGAGGCTGGTCTCTTCACCGAGGCCAAAGACGAAAAGCTCGACTTCATTTAGTACAGACTCGGGCAGCTCGCGTTGCAGTTTCGCTGCATCAGCCGGAGCAAACGCCTTGGTGCCGTCTTCAAGCTCGGCAAGCTGGCAAAGCATGTTGGTGCTGATGTCTAGGGCTTCATCAGAACCAGCAAGATTCTGCGCCCGTTTGCGATCAGCGCGGGTAATCGGCTTGAAGTACAGATCGATGATCTTTTCGCCGTCGCCGTTCTTTAGCTCAAACTTGCGACGCTGGTTGAGATCAAACGCCCCAACCAGCAGATCAACCGTTCTTTGAGTCGCAGGCATCAAATACCAGAGGTGATAGTACCGTTTGCAGTGAAGCTGATAGTTACAACTTCAATCTCGCCAACGGTAGCACTGAACTCTGCGTTGGTAACTAGAGCAGCAAACGACAACTTTTTGTCGCCGCTTTCATCTAGATACAGCTCAAAGTTAGCGTTAGCCGGATCTTCGACAGTAAGCGCCTCATTGAACAGGTCGAGCTTGTCGCCTGCACTTGGGGCATCATAAAGCACCTCGCAGGAGCCAGTGCCGCTAACCAGTCCACCGACATAAGCGCGGAAGGTGTCACCGTGATCGGTAACTTCCAGTTGCTCTTTGTCGATTGACATTGACCAAGACCGCACGGCTGCGATCTCAGAAAGTGCCCCACCGGCTGCGTCCTTGTCGAACTTAACGGTGCCCTGTTGTCCTCGGTAAAAAGCCATGATCAGATAGCGGTGGTGATGGTGCCGTTGGTCACGAAGTTGACCGTGATGATCTCGATTTCACCCACCGTGGCGGAAAGCTCAGCCGATGTCACCACGCCATCAAAGCTGATCTTTTTCGAGCCGCTGGTATCGAGGAACAACTCAAACAACGCGGTGCCTTCATCGGTCGCGGTGTTGATGTGATCGATAAATGCTGCCGTCTCATCAGAGGACGAAGCGGTGTAGATCACCTCGACGCTGCCGTTGCCGCTGATAATTCCACCGACGTTCCCCGCGTAGGTGTCACCCATCACGGTGGTTTCCAGCACCTCTTTGTCCAGTGTCAGGGACCAGGACCGGGTGCTAGTGATTGCAGAAGCGGAAGAGCCAGCGTCGTCGAATTTGACGCTTCCCTCCTCACCGCGATAAAAGGCCATGGTCAGAGTTCCTCGATAAATTCAAAGGTCACACGGACCTGAGTTGAAAAATAGCCCTCGGGAGCTGGTGAAGCCAGTGCCTCTGGACCGACGGGAGCGTCGAAGTAAACCCCCGACACGTTGACCCTATTGTAAAGGTCTCGAACGCGCTTACCAATCACATAATTAGCGCCGGGGCCAACACCCTTAGGCGTGAAAATGTTGAACAGGATCAAACCTGTGATCCGATTGTCGGAGTCGGAAGTGCCACCGAGGCTCAGATATTCGTTGGCTCCGAAGGCCGTTAGACACTGCACCCAGGAGCTGTTAGGGGTCGGCTCGTAGGGCATGTTGTTGAACACGACCGGCAGCACGGGGCTGCCCGCAAGTTCGGTAGCAAGACGCCCTTCGATCGTTGAGCGGATCGAGTTGAGATCAGCAGCGGCCATTATCTGCGTCTCCGCCTGATTTTATTCACGATTTTAGGCACGTCCTTCTCGGCGACCTCATCAGCGATTGTCTCGGGGTAGCCGGGGATCGTGCCTTGCTTGGTCCGATATTTGTTGCCCCAAGACTTAGGCAGGTTCTCGCCCATGATCACGGGCTGTGCATAGACAGTGCGGTTGAAGACGCGCCCCTGCAAGGGGTTATCCATCGTCTGCTCCCACGCGCCAATCAGCACCCCGCTATCAACAGGCGTACCAACTCCGCCGTTGGTAGCAGCTTCGTACAGCTTGAGGTAGCTGTGAAGAGTGAACGTCGTTTCTTTAACGACCTGCTCAACCTCTTCTCTGCAGAAGTCGCCGATGTCTCGAATTCGGATGCCGCGAGCCATCGCTATGCCCTCAGAATCAGCTCGTAAGTGATCGCCGTGTTGTCTTGGTCAATCGTCTGCACCTCGATGATCTGATGCACCACAGTGCTGATCACCACGCGGTCTTTGGTGCCGGGTGCCGTCGCAAGTTCTTTGGCCGCGACGATCAAGCGTTTGTCGCTGGCTTGCACAAGGTCGTTGACCTCGCTCTGCCTGATGTTCTGCACCACGCCCTTGATCGCGGTGTCGCTTTCGGTTTCCCCGATGACGCCCGTCGTCGTGTTGTAAGTGCCAGCCGTGACATAACGGATCGTCACGTCTGCGCCCAGCGCGTCGATGACGTTACCGGCTACTTTCTCCAGCGACTGAGCAAGTCCCATCAGAGGTTATAGGCAAGGCAAGCGCCACTGGTCAGCGTGATGCTGGTGATGATTCCGCAGATGTAGGTATCGGCGACAAAAGTCTCACCAGCCAAGCTGTTGCCGGTTGCGTTCTTCACAGTGATCGCACTAATCACGGTGTCTTCTTTGAAGTACACCTTGCTAAACCTGCCGG